TTGGAGATAAAGATAACGATTACTATGTACCAAATCCAAGTGAATGGCATAGAAAAAATCAAGGTAAGATTTATGACCCAAATCCAAATATCCAACACATGACGGTTCCTCATAGGAGCATCTGGTTACTATCACAGTATAATATACAATTTTCTCAAAATGAAATGATAGGTATATTAACTCATGACGGCGTATACGATTCAGCCAATGACGCATATCTTAAACCATGGGGAAAGGAAAAAGCCTTGTGGAATAATTTGCCAATAGTATTACACCATGCAGATCATATGGCATCTAGAATAGAGTATGAAAACTGGAAGAATGGAAATAAAGTTAGAGCTGCGTTCACGACAAAGCCTAAGTATAAACAAAAGCCTAGTCCTAAAAAGACAAAAATATCTGCAGGAAATAATTCTGCACAAGATATGTTTAAGGACTTATTTGGAGAAGCTTAATGATATGGGTGATTAGCTTATTACTTATTGTTTCTATATACGTAAATATAAATTTATTTAGAAAAACAGAAAAATTAGAAGAAGCCAATGACGAACTTAGTGATTGGTTAGATAATTATTCTGAATCTCTAAAAAATATACTAACAGAAATTAGAGAATTAGACTCTAAAAATTTGTTTGAATCTGATGATGAGGTTGGAAGCATGTTTGATGCAATAAAAGATACCATAAAGTCATTAGAAGAGTTGGAAAAATAATATGGGCCCAGTAGAAAAGTTTTATATTGAAATAGAAAAATTAAGAGAAAAAGAAAGAGAGGAAGCTAAGCTACCTGCAAAAGCTAGAAGAGGAAGGCCAAGAAAAAGAAAAATGTATTTTACCAACGAAACAGAAATGGCAATAATAGCATACAATAAAGAAACTTCAGACGTCTTAAAAAACAAGGTGTTTAATGAATTCATATATTATCCATTTCAAAAATTATCAGAGAACATTATTCATACGTTTAAGTTTTATTATTTTGACGGTGGAACAAGAGAGGTACAACAAGAAGTTATAGCTTTCTTAATTGAAAAAATGGGTAAGTTTGTAGAAGGAAAGGGTAAAGCATTTTCATACTTCGGACAAATAGCTAAAAATTATCTTATACAGAATAACAATAAAAATTACAAAGACTTAAAAAATAAAGCCCCAATATCAGTGATAGATTTTCAAAGAGATTTAGGTGCTGAACAAGCATTGCAAGAAAAAAGAGACGGCTTAGATGTATTTATGGAAGGTTTTATTGTCTATTATGGTAAGATGGTTGATGAAAAATTCAAATCTCAAAGAGATAAAAAGATCGCCCATGCTGTCTTGAAGTTGTTTGAGGATAGAAAAAACATTGAAATTTTTAATAAAAAAGCATTATATATTATGATTAGAGAAATGACTAACACCAAAACACAACACATAACAAAGGTGGTTAATGTCATTAAAGAGGATTTTGCCCTGATGTACAAGAAATTTGAAAATGGAGCATATTTTTAATATAAAATGTATATTTATTATTGGTTATAGAAAAAGGTTATTAAATAAAGGTTATTAGAATGACGTCAGGTTATTCAATAAAGGCTTAAAAGAAGAGAGCATTTTCATTATTAAGCAAATTAGATAGGAGAGAATTTTATGAGAAACATTATTTTAACAGTAGTTTTAGCGTGTGCGACTATTATTGGAACACAAGCGCAAACTAAAGGCGATTGGTACATTGGTACTGGTGACGTTGCAAACGTAGCTTGGACAGATTGGGCAGTTTCGCCAACTGTAGGATATGGTGTAACAGACAACCTAATGGTTGGAGCATCAGTATCTCAAGCAGACTCGACAGTAGATATGGAATTAGATTTCCATGCAAGATATTTTGTAAAAGGATATTTTGTATACGCTGCAACAAGCGGATTGGACACTGAAACATTAAGTGTTGGATTCGGTAAATTGTTTACAATTAGAAACAATATTTACGTAGACCCTAAGGTGGTTTACAATACAGGTGAAAAGACTACAAACCTTACTCTAGGGTTTGGTCTTAAATTTTAATTAACGTCCATATTGGACAGATGCTCTCGATAATTATTAACAATAGAGAAAACAGGAGAAATCAAAATGGATAGCGTAATTAAATATATTACAGGATTCTTTGGTGGATTATCTACAATCCTTATGGCTGTTTTACCAGTAACGATCTTATGGTTCGTTTTATCTGGTGGATCAGTATTCGGAATGGATGTAATCGCAAATCTTACTGCATTAGTAGATGGATTTGGCCAAGGTGGATTTACAGGATTGGTAGTATTACTAATCGTGGCCTCATTTTTTGTCAAGAAATAATAATTGATAAAATAAGCTAAGCAAATAAGCTCGGAGTTAATTCTCCGGGCTTTTTGTTTTTTATAGGAACTTTATATTTATAGTAAAGACAACGTATAGCGGAGATAAAACATGTCACAGTTTGATGAAGAAATATTTGAAGGCAAAAGCTTTTCTGATTTATTAAAGGAAATACATACAAATTCAAAGAAAAAAGAAAAACAAATAAATTCACTTATAGCTCAGCTTCAACCATTGGTTAAGAATATAACTGATGCAACAATACTAGTACCACTAATAAAGGACTACCTAGACGTAGGTATAAAAAATGATGATGCCCTAATAAAAATGGCCGGTATAATACAAAGAGCTATGAATAGAACTGAAGCAGAAGGAGGAGACTTTAATCTTTCTGATGAAGAGAAAAAACAATTATTAGATACTGTAAAGACAACCACTAAAGTTGAGTGGGAAGAAGAGCCTAAAGTAAAAGATGGCAAAAGCTAAAAGCGGACAAAATAAAACACAATTTAAGAAGCCAACAGCTAATAAATCATTAAATAAAAAAATATCTGATGGATTAGGTGTAAGTGCAGAGGTTATAGATATTATTCTAGACCCAAGCCACCCTGACTACGATTCAGAAAAATACCCTACCAGGCAAATAGGTGATGCAAAAGTAAGAAAGCTGGAAAACTTTAATTTACCGACAGATCAATTAGAATACGTTAAACCAATGCTTCCAAATTGTTTTTTTGGTTTTCCACTAATTGGAGAGATAGTACTATTAGTTGATGCTCCATCAGCCTCAACTCAAAAATCTTACTTAGGTAAAAACCTATACTATCTTCCAGCTGTAAACGTATGGGACGACCCTAACCACAACCAACTTCCTGCTTCTAGCTTTGATATTAACCTATTAAGCGTTACCCCTTCAGAGGCTGAGGATTGTAATCCTTCAGGGCAAATTACAGCACAAACAACCGAACAAGAAGAAGTAAATTTAGAACCGCCACTAGGAAGAACATTTCAAGACATGCCAATAAAAAAATTACAACCATATGAAGGAGATGTAATGTTTGAAGGTAGGCATGGCCAAAGTCTTAGGTTTGGTAGTACATATAAAACTGGATTGTCTCCTAATTTTTATTCTGGAGGCGGAGAAAATGGAGACCCAATAATAGTCATTAGTAATGGTCACAGGCCTGGCACAAAAGATAAAAATGAATCAGATGAACCTATTCCTAATCATATAGAAGACCCAAACCAGGATGCTTCAATAATGTTTATGTGTAATGGACAATCTGTGGATATAACAACTGCTTCAAACCTTTTTGATTCGTATGAGGTAACGTTTGATAATCAAATAGAGTCACAAAGAGAAGAGGAAGGATATACACCAACCCCTGCCCCAGACCCGTTTAAACCAAAGCCTGCTGAAGAAGCACCAAACGAAGAACAACCACCAGTTAAAGAGGATGAACCTTGTCCTGAATGCCCTGATGGAACTGTCCCTAAAAAAGATACTAATGGCGATTGTTCTCCATGCGCTAAAGAGGTTGAAGAAGCCGCTGCAAGAAAAGACGTTTCAAACTCGGAAGAAAATAAAACAAAAGAACATACTTGTGGTTTAGATAGAAGGTTAACTAAATCTTTATGCATGCAGATAGTCCAAGATACAATTGCAGGAGGAGGCTCTAAAAAATACAGTGACCTTGGTTGGATGAAAGAATCTTGGAAACTAAAAAAGGGTGGATATAATTCAGGAGGAGGAGAGTGTTGGGTAGGAATATTACACTGGACAGGAGCAGCAACTGAAACACTGTATGATGGAATGAAAAAAGAAGGCATGATAGAAAAGTATTGGCCAGATAAAGTGACAATACCAAAAAAGGATGCTTCAAAGGGCTGGTATTACGATGGTAAGTATGAAGGTCAAACTGTACAAATCACCTATGAAGTATTAAAGGATTTTTGTAAACATGCAGACTATAAAGAATTAAATTATCCATGGTGGGCAGACTCAATGAGAGACTTCTTAAATAATAGTAGTGATTCTAGAAAAGCGCAGAGAAGAGGCGTATGGGAGAAGTTTGGAGCTAAAGTTGAAGATATTAGTGCACAAGCAGAGGCTGCAGGTTATCCGCCATATCAAACAGCTAGAGAGTATGCAATGGTGATGTTCCATCTAAATTCATACGGTGCACCACTATATAAAGACTCATTCTTTAACGATCAGGATAGTTGGGGAACCAGAAAAAACTGGGACTCAGAAGAATTACTTAGAGTATACTGTGGAGGAATGGTTAAGGGTAAAAATAAATCGACTGGCGGAGAATCAGATAAGCAACAAGTAGCTTGTTGTAGAAGTAGGTGCAATATGCTACACAAAAAATATCCTCCTTGTAAATGCCTGTTAGACTCAAATAACGTGCACTATAAACCATTTGTATATGGTGGATGCAGTGGACCTAGAAGGTCAAGTCTTGACGGTTCTGGAGGAACAGGAAAATCAGGTTGGCAAGGAGCGCAATGTAAGGTTAGTGAATATACTGGAGAAGGTGTGGGTAAGGAACCAACAAATGAGGACGGCACACCAAAAGACTGTTCAGATCCTAATTACAATAAGGGGGTAGATGGTTGGAAGTGTATGAACAAAGAAGACTTTTGTGTATGGGCAGATGACTTTTTTAGAAATAGTAATAGGTCTTTCGGCTTCCAACAGTCATTGACGCCAGACGAAAAAGATTTATTAGAAGATAAAGTGAGAAAGTGCGAGTAATAAATGGCAAGAGCAAAAACTTCACAAAATAAAACTCAATTTACTAGGCCAAACTTTAAGTCTGGATTAGCAAGTAATGCTATGAACGTCATTAAGGAAAAAGCCGAGGTAGTTGACGTCATATTACACCCAAACCATCCAGAATTTAATCCACAAAGAGGAAGAATTGTCGGATGTGTACAAGCTAGGACAACTACCAGAATAAATCAACCACTAGAAAATGTTGAGTGGTATCACCCAATGCTACAAAACCTATATAGTCAGTACCCATTAATAGGGGAGAATGTATTACTTGTAAAGGGAGCGGGTAAAGGGAGCCAAAAAAACCCAATAAAGTTTGAAAAATATTATCTTCCAGCCGTAAACGTATTTCATAATGTTAACAATAATCAAAATGCGGGAATATCTACAAACGCTCTTGGAGATACAACTGAAGATGAAATATGTAACCCATCAGGCCAGTATAGTTCAAACCCAGGAATAGAGAAACAAGATCAGGTAGAAGAGGTACCTTTAGGTAAAACGTTTGTTGAAAAAGAGATTGCTCCACTGTTTCCTTATGAAGGAGATACAATAATACAAGGAAGATTTGGCGCTAGTATTAGGATGGGTAGTACTTCTACTTTTGCTGATACTCCAAATTACTGGTCAAGTGAAGGACTAAACGGTGATGCTATAACCATAATAAGTAACGGCCACGCAGTGGCTCAAGATTCAGACTACCACATAGAAGATATAAATAGGGATTGTTCAGTGATAATGTATTGTGAAGGACAGTTGATACCAATATATGTAGCCTCAGATATATGGGACTCTTATGGCACTACATTTGATAGAAAACAAGCCGAACAAAAGGCTTTAGATATTATACAAGACAAAGAGGTACAAAAACACGACGACCCAGAAGACGAAACCGAGGAAAAAGATGATGCATGTCCAGAAGGCTACGTAATGAATGAAGAAGGGGATTGTGAAGAACAGCCTTCAGAACAAGAAGAAGATGATGACTTTGAATCAAACCAAGAGGTAACTGGAGTTGTAAAAAAATGTTGGGATGCAGATGAGGCCAATGGAAACGATGAAAGAAAGTTGTTATTAAAGGAAATGGTAGATGACCTTGTTGCAAATGGTGCTACACCTGAAGGTGCTTCAGCTTTAATTGGAAACTTTTTATCAGAAGGTGCAGGACCAATATGCACATCTGCTCCAAGTAAAGATCCTGGAAAAGCTGTTGCCAGTGCGCTATATAATTTGGAAAAATGGCGTACTGATAAGAGCAGTGGACCACAAACTAAATCTAATCAGAATGGATATTGGAATGGGGTGAATACAACAGAAAGAGGCGGAACAAAGTGTGATGGAGGTTGTTGGTGTGGTGTTGGAGCATTTGAAACGCAAACAGTATATAAAAAGAAAACATACGGACCAAACCAAAGTGACCCTCAGTTTACAAGATATGCAAATTGGCAAGGTGGTGTCGGCCTAATACAGTGGACAGGAGTAAGAAGAACAAAATTTGAAATAGCCTTAGGGGTTCCACCATATTACGATGGAACAGGAGGGTATTTATGGCCTAAAACTTCATTTGGAAAAGGAGGCGGAGGTAAATGGAAAAACGGAAAACTAGTTACTGCTCCAACAGAGATAGGAATAACTCCAAAACCCCATAATAGAACAGAATACAACAGAGCAATATTGAATGCTACTTATAGGGGTAGTAAGCCTGGACTTAATGCTCAATTAGTTTATTCTCTAATAGAAATGAAATCAGGATATAGAAGCGTCTATGATTTAGTTACCAAGAGTAGGGATATAGGAAAAATAACCTTTGAGATATACGCAAGATTTGCAACCCCAACATCATACATATATGGAAGACCTGGAGGAAAAAATCCAAGTGGAATATCAAATAAACCCAGCAAAGGTTCAACATACAGCGATTATTACAATCACTCTGTAAAAAAGCGTACTGAGAATGCTGAAAATACATACACAACTTGGAAAGGATTTTTATTTCCAGACCCTCCAACAGCTGCACCAGTATCTACAAATGTTATACAACCCCCGGCAGAAGATATAGTTATATCTAGAGAAGATGGATACTTTGAGGTAGAAGTATATGGAGGATTCAAAATACTACAAGAAACAGGAGCTGAAGATGAGTTTGCAGAAAACACGCGAAACGATCAGCCAGCCTGGTATTTCTATAATGTGGAGACTGCCTTTGTTCCTTCTCCTCAAATTGAAAACATACAGGACAAGCAAGGGTTTAAGGACTACCTGGTACCTTCACCGTCATCTGGCCCAATGTTTAGCTTTTTAAGACAGCTAAGAAGCGGATACTCTGAATACCATGATTTGGCAGGTAAAGACTTTCCAAGTGAAGACGCTGAAAAAGCGTTTGGTCCAGAAGGATATATATTTGCCATTAAGGCGTTTATAGACGAACAAATAGAAGACTGGATAGATGAGGAGAATTCATAATGGCTAGAGGAGCAGCAAAATCATCTTTTAGAAAAAGTAAAAAAACTAGAAAAAGGCCAAATTCAAACACTAGGCAAATATCATCTCAAGCTAATTTGAGATTTGCATCTGCTGAAGTGATAGACATAGTACTTGAAGACACTCACAAAGATTACAATCCTCAAGCCAGAATATTTATTGGAGCAATAAAGGCTAGACAACTAGAACATGAGTTTGGTGTACCAGATGAAAATTTAAGTTTTTACAGGCCTTACTTTGGAGTAGGAATATGGACTCCTCCTCTGATAGGCGAAGTAGTAACTCTTGTGGCGGCAGCTGGAAAGTCTGCTCAAAGAGACCATAAGGTTACTGAACTATATTATCTTCCTCCAATAAACATATGGCAGGACGTTAATAATAACCAATTACCGGGTTCAAGTTACAGAAGAGTATCTAGTGAAACGACCGAAGCTGAAGAATGTAATCCTTCTGGGCAATACACGTCTAATCCAGGTACTGTTAGGTCAGGTTTGCCAGACGTTCCACTAGGAAAAATATTTGATGCAAAAAATATACAAAAGCTATTTCCTTATGAGGGAGACGTAATGCTTGAAGGTAGGTCTGGCCATAGTATAAGATTTGGAAGCACAGTTAAAGGAGCAGAGTACCCTAATTGGTGGTCGACCACAGGAGAAAATGGAGACCCAATAACTATAATAAGTGATGGACACAGCCCAACGCCTGGAGAATTTGAAATTGACGATACTACTTATGATAACATATATAAAATAGAAGACCCTAATAAAGATGGTTCCGTAGTTATTTTAACCTGTACACAAACAATTCCTATAGAAGTACCTTCAGTAATTGGAAATAATATTAGACAAGATTCATATGGAAACGTTTCAAAAATTCCAAAGATAGGCCCAACAGAATTAAACTTTAAAGCAGAAATAGATAAGGCAGAAGTAGAAAATAAAGAATCTAGTGGTGGTGATGATAGAGACCAAGAAAAACAGGTAGAGGATAATAAAAAAGAAGAAGACATAAAAGAAGAGGAAAAAGAAGAAAAAGAAGAAAGCAACGTTGACGAAGAAATAACTGATATTATCATAGGAGGTTATCTTGCTTATCAACTTGCTGGTGGAGTAGATAGCTATACTGGTTGGTCTGTAGATATACCACAAGGAACATATGGAAAATATAAGTCCCGAGCTCTTGTCAAAGAGGTATACCAGGCATGTGTAGACTACCCTGGAGACTTAGAAGGAAAGAACGTTATATTGGATACCTCTATTTCTTCACTAGGTTGGGATAGTGTTAAAGATTGTTTAGGTGCTCGTATTATACACATAAATAAATATTTTGATAAGAAGGATAGACTCACATCAGTACTTCCAATATACCTTAAGTATGATGGATCCTTTAGATTTGGAGGATACTACAATCGAACTATGGATGCAAGGCAGTTTGAAGAAATGATGAGAACAAATAGGATAACTATAGATGATACGAAACCTCAATGGCCAAGACAGATGCAAGGCAGGCCAGAACTTAATAAGGATAGGGTCCTGGATAAGTCTGAGTGGAATGTTACCCAAACATACAACGACTTAAAGTTTAGTTATTTTAATAGACTGATGAGTGGACCATTGGGAGGAAGACCTTACAAACTTGATGGGTCAGATAATACTATAGTAGCCATGATGAAGGTGTTAAAAGAAAGAGGAGCAGCTTCTATAAAATTATTAGGGGTAGGAGATTATTTTGATAATACTCCTGGATACGCATCATTAAACCAGTATCTTCAAGAGCAGGCAGATCAAGTGGATATAGCAACGTTTGTAGGTGGATATGAAATGAGTAATCAACAAATATGCGGTGGAATTCCTAAAGACCTTGAGGCGTATAGGGCGCAAATAAATGGACAAGGAGAACCGCCTGCACCTCCACCTCCACCATCTCAAAAAGGCCAAAGAGTATTAGAAACATATAAGGGATTCAACATAATGTTATATACCGAAGAAAAGGGTAATTCATACGTATGGTTTGATAGAAATCAAACAGAAAATCCTCCCTTTTCTACAGAAATAAAAACGGCTGCAGAAATAAACATAGATCCTATGGATGAAATAGACAAAGGATACTGGTTTGAATTAGAAATACAAACGTATGAGGTTACTGGTAGAAACGGATATATGTTTAGAACCATTGACAACGCCGTTGAACTTTTTAAGGAAGACCTAGATATAGCAATTGAGGATTGGGAGGATCCAATATTGTAAAAATATGAATAGTTTTATATTTATATAAGTAATGGAGAATAACTATGGCATACCAACCGGTACCACCAGCAGAATATGCAGGTAAACAAGTACTAATAAGCTCAGATAGAATACTATTTAATGCTAGAACAGATTCTGTTTTTCTTTTTTCAGACAAGTCTGTTGGAATATCTACTAATGGTACATTTAATGTAGACACGGGAGAAGACACGATAATAAATAGTCCTGGTATATATTTAGGACTAGATGCAGAGGAAAAGATGGTTCTTGGAGATACGCTTGTTGCGCTAATAGAAGAGTTATGCGATGCTCTTGGAAAAGAAACGCATCCAACACCTAATGGCCCTTCAGGACCTCCAATAAACGCGGCATCATATACTGCAATTAAAAACAAAGCTAAGAACATTTTAAGCGCGCAAAACTTCACACTATAGATATGGCATTTAATCCAGGGGCATTCATAGCAAATATAAACAGTCTTGAAAGAAGCAAGCCTAATACAAGGTTTGACTTTGCTAACGCATGGGCAAACGCTTATTTTGCTGGTTATGGAAACCCAACGCCTCCATCTTTAACAAATACTGTTGCAAAACAGGCAATGTTTGGTCTTTTCATGTTAGCATATGAAAACAACGACAATGGTAAAAAGTTTATGAACGCAGCAGTAAGTATTTTTGCTGTCTCTATGGCTCCAGGAATGCTGCCTTTGTGGGCAGCTAAACCTCCACTAAACTATAGAGGTTTTGAGCAGGTAAATATAGATAACGTTACTACAGAAGGATCACTTGGCCCAGCACTAGCGGCAGTCACCTCGCCGTGGTTTGCTTCAGGAACGGCAACACAAACAGTATCAGGTGCAACTACTACCTGGTTATAGAATATAATTCCTCCTTCTTTATATTTATATAACGTATAATAGTATACTAATAAAGGAGATATTTTATGAAAAAATCTGATTTAGTTAAAATAATTAGAGAAGCAGTTAGAGCAGAGGTAAAGGCTGTACTTAAAGAAGAATTTGGAAAGAAAACTTCTACAAATGAAGAATTTTCAAGCATGATGTCTCATGCAGACAATTTATTCAACGGCAATAAATCAAAACAGAGTTTTACAAAAAACCCAGTACTAAATGATGTATTAAATGAAACAGCAAATGAGGCTTGGCCAACTATGGGAGGAAAGACACTAAATGCAAATCACGCCCAAGGAGGAAAGGCTGGTCTAGCTGCAATGATGGGAATGCAGGCTCCAGATCAAATGTTTGGAGGAAAACCAACAGCTCAACAAATGGCTCCAGATGATAGAAAACACGTTGAAGTACCAGAAGAAGTAGGAAAAGCTTTAACAAGAGACTATTCAAAACTAATGAAAGCAATAGATAAAAAACGACAGAATAAGTAATGGCAGGAATAAGAAGAGAAATAATATCTAGTCCCGTGGCGGATGATAACGAAGACATTGCTCTTGGTGTAAATTTTCCAATGAATGGTAGAGATGGATCAGCATTTGACTTGACATTTTTTTCTATAGATGCTGCAATAGCAAATGTAAAAAATCTATTACTAACAAGAAAAGGAGAAAGAATAAATCATCCCCAGTTTGGAACAAACCTAAGAGACTACCTGTTTGAACCAAATTTTGAATCGCTTAGAGAAAAGGTTGGAACAGAGATTAGAGATGCTATTGAATTGTGGTTACCATATATTGTAATAAATGCATTAGATGTAACCGTGCCTAAGTTTGGCCAAACAGGTTTAGTAGACCCAACCCATGGAATATTAGCCGTATTAAAAATTAGTTTAGTAAATAATACAATTGATGAAGAAGAAATTGTAATAGAGATAAAGGATATATAATATGAGTGGACAAAAGCTACAAACAAAGGATGTAAACTATCTAAATATAGATTTTAAGGGATTCAAAGATAAGCTAAACACCTTTTCGCAGGTGTACTTTCCTGATATATCAAACGATTTTAATGAGTCTTCTCCTGGACAAATGTTTGTTGAGATGTCGGCATATGTTGGAGACGTTCTTTCTTTTTATATTGACAACTCTTTAAGAGAAAGCCTTTTATTGCATGCTCAAGAAAGGTCAAACGTTATGGATATTGCTAGAGGTGTAGGATATAAACCATTACAATCTGCTCCATCAAGAGTAACACTAGATGTTTATGTATTATTACCTGTACAAGGGACAGGAGCAACAGCGGCTCCAGATTGGAGATATGCTCCAATTATTGATGAAGGACTAAGGGCCCAAACAAAAACTGCAGCAACTCCTTTTTTCACGCTACAACCAGTAGATTTTAATTTTTCTAGTTCAGTAGATCCAACAGACGTTTCAATATACAAAATAGACTCTGATGGTAACCCTGAAACATATCTTTTGAAAAAACAAGTAGAAGCAAAGTCAGGTGTAGTTAAATATAAAACTTTCTCTTTTCAATCTCCTAAAAAATATGATAAGGTTTTAATTGGAGACAATAATGTAATAGAGGTTCTTGACTGTAGAGATCAAGAAGGTAATAGGTGGTATGAAGTAGACTATATAGCTCAAAACATGGTATACGAAGAGGTAAAAAATACTAGAACAATAGACCCTGAATTTTCTAAATTAAGAGATGAAACGCCTTACTTGTTGAAGCTAAGAAAAACTGGTAGAAGATTTCAAGTAAACGTAACAGCTGACCTAGGTACTGAAATAATGTTTGGAGCAGGTAACTCTAATATTGCAGACGAATTGATAGTTCCTAATCCAAATAATATGGGATTAAATTTGCCTTATGGAAATGTTTCAGCAATGGACAATGCTTGGGATCCTTCTAACGCAATGTTTACTAGAGCCTATGGTCAAGCTCCAGCAAATCAAACATTACAATTCAAATACGTAGTTGGAGGAGGTATAAAAGACAATGTGCCAGCTGGAACCATACGAGAAATAACTGGTATTTCATTTACTATGGAAACCGATGGTTTATCTGCGGCAACTGTACAATTTGTAAAAAAATCTGTTGCTGTTAGTAATCCTATTCCTGCAACTGGAGGAAAAGGTTTTGAGTCAGTAGAAGAAATAAGACAAAACGCCATGGCTTTTGCAGCCACTCAGCATAGAGCAGTTACTAGAGAAGATTTTATTGCTAGATTGTATTCAATGCCTGCTAGGTTTGGAAATGTTGCTAAAGCATTTATAGTACAAGATGAACAACTTAAAGTAGAAACAGGAGAGGAAGTAGCAAATCCTTTAGCATTAAACATATATCTACTATCATATAACGCAAGTGGAAACTTGACACAAGCAAATGCTGCAACAAAGGAAAATATAAGAAATTACTTAAGTAAGTTTAGAATGCTTACTGACGCAATAAACATAAAGGATGGGTTCATAATAAATATAGGAATACAATACTCTATAATAACATTACCTGGACACAATTCACAACAAGTAATATTAAAGGCAAGTAGAAAAATTGCTGAGATATTTGATATTAGAAAGTGGCAATTTAATGAGCCTATATTCTTGGCAAATTTAGCAACAGAAATAGATAAAATAGAGGGTGTACAAACAGTACAAGACCTAGACGTATATTGTAAACATGAAGCAGAAAGCGGTTATTCTGGCAACTTCTATGATATTGCAGAAGCAACAAAAAATAAAATTATATACCCATCTCAGGATCCAGCAATATTTGAAGTAAAGTTTCCTGCTCTAGATATTAAAGGAAGGGTGGTAACGTACTAGGAGATAAAAATGTATTACTCAATAACAGCACAGAAAGATTCAACAATATATGAAAGGTCAGAAAGCCTTAATAGTGGATTGGATGAAATATTAGAGTTAGAAAAGACAATATCTTCTTCAGGTACCTCAAACATATTTAATTCTAGGATACTAATAAAGTTTGACCTGTCATATATATCTAAGTCATTGGTTAATGGGTCAATAACAAATCCAACATATTCTTTACAATTATATACGTCAAACGCAAAGGCTTTAGCTATAAAATATGGTATTGAGGCTTTTCCAGTATCTCAATCATGGGAAATGGGTAAGGGCAGAAAACAAACAAGAAAGATAACTGCAGGAGGAGCCCTATCATTTGAAAAAGAAGGAGTAAGCTGGAAATATAGAGACGGAGAAACACAATACGGAAATGTTTGGGCAACTTCGTCATATAACCCTGGAACAACGGGTTCATTTACAACTACTGGTGGTGGATGTACTTGGTTTACTGGATCAAACTATAATTCTGTATATCAAACATTTGATTATGAGGATACCGATGTTTTAATGAACGTTACTAACGTAGTGAATGACTGGATAACTGGAACTAACCCAAATGAAGGATTCATAGTGTTGAGAAGTGGATCGACACAGACAGGAAACTCCAACGAAGAGCAAAATTCTGTAGACTATGGTACATTGCAATTCTTTTCTACAGACACACATACTATTTACCAACCTAGATTAGTTGTTGAATGGGATGATACAACATTTGAAACAGGTAGCCTTTCTGCTTTAGATATAGGAAAACATAACCTATTATATGTTAAAAATAACAGAAGAGAATATAAGAGGCAAAGTAAAGAAAGATTTAGAATTGTTGGTAGAGAAAAATATCCTACAAAAACATATGATACTGTCTCAGCAGAATTGGCTGTAAAATATTTACCTAGCTCAAGTTATTATTCTATACAAGATGCTCTAACAGGAGAGACAATAGTACCATTTAATACGGCTAGTACAAAAATAAACTGTGATAATCAAGGAAACTATGTAGACTTATGGATGGATCAGTTTTACTCAGGAAGAAGGTATAAGTTTTTATTTAAGGTAATAAGCGGTTCAATGGATTCTCCATTTTTAGAAAGAGTTTATGATAAAGATTATTTGTTTAAGGTAGTGAGATAATATTATGGTAATGCGTAGAAAAAAATCTTTAGCTTCAAGGTTTACACCAGCAAGAAAGCCTAGAATAAAAACCCATAATATGGATCAGGTGTTAGGTAAAACGATGCCTGAGAGCCCTGTAAAAATACAAAAAACACAAGAAGATGGAAATGACGTAACATTTACAGCAACAACAGATACGGTTACGGCTTATGATGGAGCGGTTGATTTACAAGATTATGACTTTGTACAACTTCAGAATTACGAAGTAAATGGAGCTGACCCAAGTACAGGTGGTCTATCTAAAACAGAAGGTGGCCAGCAGGTACCAACCACAAAGGTGAATAGGACTAGGTTTGGTGTAATAATGTCTACACCAGAAAACAATGCTAGATCTTCTGATAATGATTATGTTGTCCCTTTAGTAAAACACGTTTGGCAAGCAAATAGTTATATTGGTATTGTAGACACAAGTATCACTCAGCTTAAACGTGTTCCAAAAGAAATAACAAAACCAAAACAGGCACCTGTTATACAGCTTGTACAATGCTATCCTGGTTTCGGTACTTTAGACGGACAGTACAGCGACGGATATTCTATACAGGTACTTCCTGAACTTGGAGAGCCATCATTACAAATAGCCGCAAATAATACATTAGTACTTTTTGCAAAGGGTTATAGTTATGTAAATGAAGTAGGTACTAGAGTAACTGATGGGTTAACTTACACGTGGAAATTTAATGCTGACGGTATAGGTAATGCTAGAGACCAGGTTGTAGGAAATGGCCAGGTTCTTAGGGTTACAAATATGCAGCTACAACAAAGAGGTAGATACCATGTTGAAGTGTCTAATGAAAAAGGAACAACCAACTCTAAGTCATATTTTGTAAATGTTTTAGGAGGTTTACTGAACGAATTAACTCCTCAAACTATTGGTGAAGAAGTAGTTTATATACCTACTGGAAATTATGTTAGAGACGAAGACCATGACGAAAGAGTTTCTAAATTTGATGACTTCTTTGACTATATTGTAGGCGAAGGAAGATGGATACAATTAAGATGGGCTGAAGGAGAAAGAGGTGGTGGAGAATGGGTTGAAATACCTGGCGGAGCCCAACAGTCGGTTAGATCCAGCGGAGACAATCCAAACCCTGTAACCAAAATTGATGGAGGAATATCAGACGCAGCTAAAATAACTAGAACAGTTGGAGGAGTATATAGAAAAGCTGCTGATAGCCCAACAGTGTACTTTGATTCTCCAGGAGGAGTCACGTATTCTTTTGCAACTGAACAAGAATACTTTGACCACAGGGCTGCAAGAGGTTTGCCAAGGGATTGGTCTAACTTACAAATAACTTAGGATAAGAACAAGTATGTCAACACAAAGATTACCAGTATATGACCCAAAAGACTTAGAACTATTAAGTTCAAAGACTATATTTACAAATTTTGGGAAAGGCAAGCATACTGATTATGTAGAATTTCACGTAAAAAGCGGTGAAAATACTTTAGAGAGTGAATACAATCTAAAAACATATTCTACAGATCAAAGCGAAACCAACCAAGAAGCTCCAGCAATAAAGCTTAATATTCATGGAGACATTAGGTCGTTGGGATACCAGTCTGGTACATTTACAATAAAGTATAATTTTTTACGTGCCCTTGTAGGAGACCCAAATAACCTCTTATTTATCGATGAAATATCAAATGATAGAAAAGAAATTAGAATACGACCGGTTGGAGACGATACAGAGGTAGGCGATGATTTAATAGAGCTAGGTGAAAGAATAGAAGGTAGTGAGTTATCTGCTCACACAAACTGGCCAGACCTGGTCTTAAATTTTGGTGAAGATAATTTGGTATTGGCTGTTAATTGGGCAGTTGATTATGAATCATACCCAACATTTCCTCACTCAGTGGTATTTAAGCTTTATGAACCTCTTCCAGATATTTTAGAAGAAGGAGATAAACTGTGGATAGTTCAAAGTGTTGCTGAACCTATAGTAGAAGATATAAAACTAACGGTTAATAAGGTTGGTTTTTCGTCCAACAAACTTGCTCCACCAGATTTTTCTATACCTGCACACTACAATCCGCCAACTCCAACAGGATATATGAGCCAACAGGAGATACTAGCCACATCTGATAAAACAAATCAAAATAGGCTTTTTCAAAAATTATATAGTGGAAGTTTTGGTGATGTAAGGATAAATATAGACTTTAATATACCACAGCAAATTGGTGATGATACATATGATGGGTTTAAGAATGTTGTACACTTTGGGTCTGTTTTTGATAAACTTGAAAACTTTAAATATAAAATAAGATTACTGGAAACATATGATAATAATATAGCAGATGTATCAAGTAATTTAATTGGTCTAGCAGGAACAAGTGCGACTAGTTCATATCATTATTTACAAAGTAAACTTAAATGGGAAAGTAAAAAGACCGAACTAATAGGTACGTTTGATGATTTTGAGGAGCACCTATACTATTCTTCTCAATCTTATGTTAGTAATTCTTATGGAGAGTTTATTCCTTTTTCATGGCCAAAAACAACGACAGTAGAACCATATGTATTAGCATCATCTGATTCACAGCTTTTTAAGTCTTGGTATGGTCAGGTAGATAATCCTACTGGAGACTACTACAATGCCGGTGTAATTTATTCTGCATCAAGATATGACGAACACAATGACAATGCTCTGATAAAAACTATACCTGCACATATAAGATTTTCTGAGGATAATGATAAATATGTAAAGTTTGTTAAAATGGTAGCAGACCATTATGACCAACATTACTTATATACAAAGCACTTATTGGATATTCATTCTAGAGAGCACCCATTATATGAAGGGTTACCTAAAAAGCTATTGGAACCAGTCCTTAAGTCTTTTGGTTGGCAGCCTTTTCAAGGGTTTGATTTTGATGACCTATGGGCGTATAATTTTGGTACAGACGGAAGCGGAAGTTTTGGAGCATCTCATAACAATATGACTGCTAATTTTTCAGAGTCAATATCATATGCTGTTGAATCTCAAAAATCTCAATCTTTTTCTAGAGATAATATAAGCAAAGAATTATGGAAAAGAATATTAAATAATCTTCCATACGTATTGAAATCAAAAGGAACAGAAGAAAGTATTAGGTCTATAATAAATATTTATGGATTACCTTCTACAATACTTAGAATACACGAGTATGGTGGTCCACAAAAACTACCTGGCAGACACTCTAAAAATATATACGACAGATTTTCATATTCACAAAATTTTGATGAAGCATCTGTAATTACTGGCTCATGGTCTCCTGCTTCTACATCATTTGGTAGAGTTAGATACCCAGATACGGTACAATTTAGATTCAATATTCCTGATAAAAAAGAAAATAAAAAAGACATGGTTCTATGGAATACATATAGTGGTAGTTTAGCTATATGGGCAGAACACACTAGTTCTTTGAAGCCAAATGAATCTCAAAGCTTTTACGGAAGGGTAAATTTTGCACTTAGGTCTGGCTCTCTTGGTCCAAATCATCAACACAGATACGTAACAGCATCAACTGATTGGGCACCTATTTATGATAACGATTGGTGGAGTGTAATGTTAAATAGGAGAGACCCTTCTAGAGATGGTACTTCTTTGGCATTTACTTCTTCGGTTAGAATAGAGACTCATGAAGACCAAGATATGCTATATGAACTATATTGTAAAAAGATGTCTGATTACTCTAGGTTTGGAAGAATAAATTGGGCCGTAAGTTCTAGTTTAAGTATATCTGGTTCGCTAGGAGAACCTTCAAAAAGCTATAATAGAGCTTGGGGAGGTATAGGAAGTTCTATAGTAAACGCAAACGATAATACTACATTAAGGCACTACTTAGGAGGAGCAACAGAATCCTTTGCTGGAGACGATTTCTTATTCAAAAGTGCAAGCAATACGCCAACTAGAAACATTGTTGGTTTTTCTGGTTCAATGCAAGAGTTTAGACTGTGGCACACTCCACTATCAGAGTCAATATTTAATTATCATGTACAGTCTCCTTTATCTATAGCTGCAAATGGAGTCACTGCTTCATATGGTACTTTATTATGTAGATGGTCAATGGGTGCAGATTTATTAAGATACCCAGTTTCACATAGTTTACTAATGTCTTCTAGCCATCCATACGGTAGGTCTAGATTCCAAACATCCAGTGGTACGCCGTTTTTGCCTACTAAAGGTTATCTAAATGGGTTCGAACATTTATCTCAGGATGATTTAACAAATACTGCAAGAAGAAATAAAGGGTATAGCGAAGAGGAAGAGAGATATTATACCCTAATGCCTAGGTCTATTGGTCCAACTTATTACTCTGAAAAAATTAGAATAGAAGATAATAAATTAAGAGGAGACCTACATCCAATACAAAAAAGAGAAATAAGTTCATTTGATAGAAACCCATTAGACTCAAATAAACTTGGTGTATTTTTCTCTCCAACAGATGAAATAGATTTAGATATAGCTTCAGAATTGGGTCCTTTTGACTTTGATAATTTTGTTGGAGACCCTAGAGATACATACAATAAAAAATATACAGAATTGATAAGGCTTAATAATCACTATTGGAAAAAACATCTTGGAAACCCGAATTTCTTCGAGTTCCTAAGAATATTAAGATACTTTGATGCATCACTATTTAGAACTGTTAGACAACTAATACCTGCAAGAGCAAAAGGCCAAGTAGGTTTATTGGTTAAACCTCACCTACTAGAAAGGCCTAGAATATTAAAATATCCTAGTGCAAGTAAGGTAGGATATAAGGTTAATGTAGACGAAAAACCTGTTAATGATATGACTATATTGGATGCTTACATTGCTCCATATGAATCTGCATCATTATCAGGTTATAGTGCTGGTGAAGGAGGACCTTTCATATACACTGGATTAAAGGGTGGTTCTAATATTCATAGAAACGGTTCTAATAGATTAGGAAGAAGAGAGGGTGGCTTTATGTTTACTCCATCTCATTCACAACATCAATTAACTAAAACAATACCAGATGAGCCTCAATCTAATAAGCAGATATTAGCGTCTTTAGACCATAGAACAGTTGGAGAATTTGAGGGTGGTATTCAATGGGATGATAAGTATGGTTATTTTGTAAAAGAATATGGAAGTAGATATATCCATACAACAGTAGAATTTCCAAAAAAGACAGGTACCGGGGTAGACCCTTTTGGTGCTAGAGTTTGGAATGCATACTATCGTAGAGATGCATGGGGAATGACTATTCATACTCCACCTCATCCAGGAATACATGGTCCTCATGGATACAATTATGATAATTTTACAGCTTCTTCAGCCCCAGACGTAACTGATGGATATGTTAGATATGGATTAAATAGAAAACATACTTCAGAACAATATGTACCCTTTATAAGTCAATCAAGAAAATCTTTTGAGAGATATAGGCAACTATATTATTTTGCATCTGAATTTAGTCAATCATTGGGTAAAGCTATTCCAAGAAGACACATACAAAACTGGGGTAATGCTTCTGTTTTAGGAGGAACTGGCCACATAAATTATAAAGGATCGAGTATTCCTTCTGGTTCTATGCCAAGTCATAGTTTAAGTGAATCAGCTGAATACCAAGATTTCAAACAAACAGCTTTACAAAACCTTTACTGGCACGGTTGTAAATTGGTTGGATCTGACTTTAACATGGAATCAGCACAAACAGTTGATGGAGGACCTGTTGTAGAATATTATGATGTAAGTCCATTCAAATATGTAGCAGCAGATGAAAATGCAGACGGAAAATTATTAACTGCTGGTGAAGGTATAGGACAACAATTAGCAATAAGACAACAACAAGCACCGGTTGGTAGAACATTTCAACAACCAGCTGGACAAAATTTAAGAGGAGCAACACCAACACCAAGAGGTAGAAACTTTAACCGAGGAAGTTAATAAAATCATCTTAAAGATATATTTATATATGAAATAAATTATAGGAGCAATAATATGGGATATTTAGACAAAACAACAATTACGGTAGACGCAATCTTAACAAAAAAGGGTAGAGAACTTTTAGCTAAAGGTTCTGAATTTTTTGAAATTACTCAGTTTGCATTAGCAGATGATGAGATAGATTATAACTTATGGGATGTTAATCACTCTTTAGGTAGTAATTACTACGGACAAGCTATTGAAGCATTACCATTAGTTGAAGCTGTACCAGACGAAACTCAGGTTTGTAAGTATAAGTTAGTAACGTTACCAAAAAATATTGCAAGAATGCCAACAGTTACTGCTGTTCCAACAGCACTAACTTTAACTAGTGCAGGACAAAATGCCCAAATATCTCCTACAACAACTAATTTTGCCAATGGAAATGCAACATACGGATACACTGCTATATTATCTGATTCAGATGTTTGTTATCTTAACGTTGCTCCAGGTGGAGGAATAGATTCAAGATATAATCCTACTGTGGCTGACTTTGCTGGTGATTCAACTAAGTCTATTTCAATAGTTGGAAGAAGGTTCCAAGTAGTTGCAAAGCCTCAACCAATTGAAACAAAAACGGCCACAATAAC